TTCCAGTTTGATGGCATCATTAAAAAGAACAAGACGGTTCTTGCCTTCTTTATTTTTTTTGTTGACGAACATATCCTTGAACAGGGATTCACAAACGTGAACGTCCTGCTCGCAGTAGTCCTCCATCTCTTGGGACCAATCAGACCAGTCGGTAGTTTTACCAAACTCGCCCTTGTAATCACCGATCCGGTAACCCCATGCCTCAAGGCTGTGGCGACCATAGGCTTTCATTGGCATCCCAATGGGACGCTTTCGGTAATCAATAGCAAGGATGTCAGGAAAGAACATCCGGCTAAGAATCAACGTGTCGTAGAGCCGTGCTTCTGGTTCAAAGAACGGATAAATGCTTTGGATGACTGGTACATCAAAGCCGACGATGTTGTGCCCGATGAGAAGTTTTGCCTCAGCAAGCATGTTGACACCAGTAGTCACAGACTCGTGAGTGCCGCTGTCGTTATACCGAAGCACTTCTCCGGTATCAATGTTTTTGGTGACGATGCAGTGGATACAGCTTAAACCTTGTCTTGGTAAGCCATTCGTCTCAATGTCGAAGACTAACCTAGTCATAGACCCCAATACCCAGGTTCTTCGATTTCCAACGAACGTTGGGTAATTGGATCCGGTTTACCACACTCAATGCAGAAGTAGCCAGGCGGTTCCATTTCAGAATAGAAGTAGGAACTAGAGCCGCAGGTACAAACAGCATGGCTAGAAATCTCCATATTCTGAGGAAGATTTGGAGGATGAGTCATCATTAAAATCAGAAGTAAGATCTTCGATCATGCGACCGGTTTCGGAGTTGTAGCAGATGGTCCCAGCCTTACCTGTTTGACCATTGAAGCGGTTTTTCAACACCCGAATAGCAGCGTTGTTTTGTCCAGACGAAAGGTTTCGTTCTAGAGCAATCACCATGTCACTAAGTTGAACAATGCTGTGGCTACCACGGAGTTGTCCGAGGCTTACCTGTTGTCCATCCTCATGACCTTTGTCTCCTTGGGGACGCTTGAGGTGGCTGATAAGAATCATGCCAACGCCTGTTTCTTCAACAAAGGAACGAAGCTTTGTCATCGTGACATCAATGAGTTTCCTCTCGTCATGCGACTCATTCCCAGACATGAGAATGGAGAGGTGATCAAGGACAATCCATTTGACTTCCTTTGCCTGTGCCATGAACCGGCAATCACTAAGTATGGCTTCAGGATCGACTGACCCGAACCCATCACGAAGAAATACCTGTCCAGTGCCAAGCGACGAATCAAACGCTGTTTTAAGGTCAGTCTCTGGGAGTTCATTGTTGAGGTGAAGGGGTTTGTTGGCCTTGACGGACATCAAACGAAGAGCAGTCCTTTGGAGGCTCTCCTCAAGCGCAATGTAGCCAACCTTTTGAGATTGGTCAACCAGCGATTGAGCAACTTCTCCACAAAAAGTACTTTTCCCCACGCCGGAACCGGCAGTCACCGTAACAAGTTCACCAAGACGGAGCCCGCTGGTGATGCTATCAAGGCAAGAAAAAGGCCAGTCAGAATCGCGGCCATGAAGCGGCTTGATTGCGAGATCAAAGAGATCACGCCCGTCGATGACTGTCTTTGGTGAGTAGGGTTTCTTTTGCCAAAAAGCTTGGCGGATAGCTTCAGGATCTTTAGCGACGATTGCTTCGTTGGCATCCTTGTAAGAAGAAAGAGATGCGATGAAGACCTTATCGTGTCTGAAGAGTTGAGCGCACTCCTGAGATGCTTTCTGGCCTGCTTCGTCAGAGTCGAACAGAAGGACGATCTCATCGAAGCGATCAATGAACTTGTACTGGTGCTGGAGAGACTTCTTAGCAGCATTGGCTCCGTTGTCAAGACTTACTACTGGCCAGTTAGGACGGGCTTGCCAGACGCTCAAAGCATCAATCTCACCCTCGGTAATAACAATGGTTTTGTTATTGCCCTTGGCACCTCCGAAGAGCTGCTGTCCAAACAACTGGTGGTCATCGTTCTTGCCTTGCCACCGGAAGTCCTTATCAGGAGTCCTGGCTTTAAAAGCAATCAGTTGACCTTGGGAGTTGTAGTAGGGAAACCTTAGGCTCCGTGATTCAGCGTCATATCTGACGTTGAACTTTTTGCAGGTTTCTTCAAGAATACCCCTGGAGCGTAAAGGAACAATGTCCCCGGAGAAGTCCATTCGGAATTGCGGCTTGTGAAAAGGAACAGTTTCGCCATCACCATGCTCATAGTGACCGCAAGAAAAGCAGTGCCCATGACCGTCAGAATAACGACCAAGGGCATCACTGCTGCCACAGGAAGGGCAGGGCTCATGCCTTACGAACTCGCTTTCTGAGAGACTCTCGGATAAGCTCATAAGCGTCAGCACAATTGTGGTGGTAGTTGATCCAACTATCTAGTTCCTCAACAAAAGCATCAGCTACTTCTTGAGGATCATACTGCTCGGAACATTCAGCAAGAGTGTCTCCGAAGAGAGCCTTCAAGCGTTCCTTACAACCAAAAGGAGGATGGATCATCGGCGGCCTTGACCTCGGTAGGGTTTGACGCCCTTGGGAGGACGACGGCTTTTCTTTTTCTTGCTGATGAATGTTTTACCAGCAAGTGCTTTGGAGATTTTCATTCAAACCAGTCAAGTGGAATGTCGTGGTAGGGACACCAAAGGAATCCATTCTTTTCTGCCCACATGGAGTAGGTAGTCTTGGACTCCTTGGTGATGGTGTTATAGGGTGCCTGGAAGACAAGGCGGATGTCTAGTTCTGGATGTTGTTTTTTAACAGCCAGCATCTTGCGACGATCCTCTGGTTTAAACCAACCCTTGGCTTCCAGCATTATCCCATTCGGAAGAATAAAGTCTGGTTTGTAAACGGCTTCAATTGTATAATTGAGCTTAACGGTTTCGTATTCAAAAGATAAGTCGTTCTGATGTAACCATTTAGCTAGCCGTTCCTCAAGACGGGACCGGTAGTTATTTGGCATCAGAACGGAATGTCATCATCGGCAATAGGGTTTTCTTCCAACGCCTTATCGTTTGGTTGGAACGATGGAGAGCCTGACTTGAAACCGTCTGTAGTACCAAAAATAGAAGCCACGTCTTCAAGATCAAGATCACCAGAATCAGACCCGCCGCTGCCGACAAGTCGGACCACCTGAGCTCCTTTAACCTTGAAACTACATCCGACCTTGGAGGCGTAGACATAGGGCTTCAGATCAATGATCAGCTTGACAGCGGTGCCTTTCCAGATGGGAGTCTCAGGGTCAAGAGCAACACCATCGGTATCAACCCACGGGAACATCGGAGCCCCGTTCTCGCCGCCGTAGCTGTATTTGAAAGCACCAGACTCATCCCACTTGGGAAGCTCTTCGGTGTGACGCTTACCGTCCATCTTGGTTCGACCCCAAGCAATGGCTCGTTCGTAGGCTTCGTCAAACTTCTTCAAGTCAGCATCGTTAAGACGAGCAGAGAAGCAGCAGTTATTAAACTTGCCGCTTGGTTTGAGGGCGTTGACATAACCCTCAAGTGTGGTGGAAACAATGAAGCGGGTTTCAGACATGAGTCAGTAGGTAGGTTAGTTCGGTGGTGACGGTAATCAGTTGATGGTCTTGGAGAAGCTCGTAGACCTCTCTAACATTAGCATCAATCTCTGGATCGTAAAGCCGGGCAGCCTCCAGAGCGAGATCGTGATCAATCATCGTCATAGAGGTCGAAGGTGTGATCGTAAGACTCAAGGCAATCCACAGCATCACCACCATTTAGAGCGGTGACCATGAAGGATGCTTGGGCAAACTCTTCAACAAGGTAGTGGTAGAAAGAGATGTCAAGATCAAATGCCTCGACCTCTCGTTCGTACTCTTCAAAAAGGTTTTCAATGACCGACTCTCGGACAAGAAACCTTTCTGCCAGTGCGGCAAGATCAGGTGTGGTGTTCATTAACAGAAGAAATAAGCGGAGTTTTGAACATCATTGATGTCCAGGGTGTTGATCATGACGGATTCATCAAAGGGAACTCCAAGCTGTTCTGCCCAGTCTTTGAGCACTGGCTTGGAATAGATCTCGACAAACTTGTCACGAATAGCAGCAGCCATTTCCTCCATGTCACAGGAACGACCCAACACACAGTCGTGGATAACTGTGAAGGGTTTGTCCCAGTATGCAAAAGCTAAATGAAGCAGGGCTGCATCGAGGCTGTGAACAAGGTTAGGAGCTGCTGCTGTCTTGGCCTTTTGTAGGTCAATCTGTCGTTCTTCAAAGGGTTTCAAAAGATGAGTCTGAAGGCGCTGACCAAGAAGCTTGGTGTTGACACGTTCACAATCATTCCTTCGATACTCTTGAACAACAGGGAACCCAGAAGGTGTCATCCATTCAAGGCGTTCACGACCAGACTTGATTACCTCACCGGCAGTCTTCTGGATGAACTCCATTGACTTACAAGGACCAGAGAAAACCTCCTTAACCGCATAGCGATAGATGGCTTTTACGATGGCTTGCAATTCGCCTTTTTGAAGTTCGACACCTTTGAGTTCCTGACGGATGTAATCCCTTGCGGAGTTCTCCGTCACCCCATAGGGCGTCGTCATCACAGTGCGCTTGCAAGTTTTCCTCGTAATTTCTTTATGAAGGTGCTCAGGTAAGACCTCCTTGGCTTTCTGGGCAACAATGGCATACCCGTCAGAGGGTTTCTCTGTGGGGACAACGTTGACCATTTCTGCTGCTGTTCTGTCAAGCGCAAGCGCTGATAGGTGCTGGAGACCAGAGCAAGTGGCATCAACAGACACAGGAAGACCAGAGGTTTGTTTTGTTTTGTCAATGACACAATCGTAGTACTCCATAGCAGCAGCTAAGAAACACCAAGGCTCCTCAGCAGTAGACCACTCATTGATTGTTCCTTTTGGATCAGAAGCAATCAAAGAAATAAAGTCATGGTTTTGTTTTGTCCATTCAATCCGCTCAGTCATTGGAGCTTTATCAAGACCCCAAGTAGTAGCAACTTGAAAAGACAACCACCAGTCATTGATTGGTCCTTCTTCTTCAAAGAGAATCAAACTCTTATCGAAGTCAGTACCCTGTGGACTGAGGCTTGTGGGAATTGGATATAACCTTCCCCGGAAGTCATACGACCAGGGAATCCAAAAGGTGTCGTCTTTGTATTTGTTAGAAACAAACAAACACTCAGTCGTTCGATAGTTCTTCTGCGCCAGTGCTGCGTTGTTGTCTTCGATCTCTGTTCGAGCTCGTCGATACGCAATCTTGTCCTCCTCGGAAGCGGATTCCCAGGGGTCTGGCTTTGGCGGTGGAGGTGTTGGCTCCTCAGCACGGAACTTACCCACACTGATGCGGTGTTCCTGGCAGAAGTTGGCTACGTCAAGGATCTTTGGATTGATCCGGTACGGCACCCGTTGGAGACGGTTCAGCATGACAAGGGCCGCGCTTTCCCGTCCTACGGAGCACCTTCTTGAAGACCTAGCTCTGATCAGGCGATTGAGCTTCCTCATGTCGTTGGTCAGATACCCCCCTTTCTGGTCTGGTGTCCAGTCGTTGGGTTCGCACAGCATCGGCCACAGACATGCAGCAAAGCCCTCAGCCTGCGCTAGGAGCGCCTCCTTGGCCTCTAAGAACTCCTTTGAGTAGGTGAGTACCGTCTGCTGCTTTTTGGCCCCCGTAATGACGGTCCTAGAGCCCACCCATCCGGTTGACTCAGCAAGACGATCCACCAACCACCCACCAACGAGGTGCTTGACCCCATCAGACCACCGATCAGGCTGGAAGTCCGACCGCCGAATGGCTGCTCGGAACTGCTGAACCTTGTAGATGTAGCCTTTGTGGGCGTGGATGTGGAGTTTGGCTTGTGAAAACAGCTCAGGATGCTGTGCCTCGAACTGGTCAAGCATGATCTGGTCATGAACAAGACGAGCAATGTGTGTGGTCACATAGGCGTAGGTGGGTCTCTCAAGACGAGGAACCCCAAGCACATCAAGCACACCCTTGGCCGTGATAAGAGCAAGGATGGCTGGATCACATTCCTTTACAAACGCAGCAGCCTCCGCCTTCTCACTGGCCCAGCCTTGGCTGATCCGATGAAGACGACCACTGATTGCCTCTGTGATGGCCTGTAACCCTTGTTTGATAAACGCTGACCCATAAACAGTAGAGCTGGCATACGTCCGCTCTTCTGCTGTCCTGGTGCGCTCTTGTAATCTGCGAATGGCTTCCGTGCGAGCGTCTAACTCTCGCTGAAACTGACGGGCGAGTTGCTCCTTTGTTGCCATTTACTCTTCGGTCTGGTTTGGTTGATGAATGGTTGCTCTTGCCTTTCTAATTACAATGATGTTGCTGATCATGGTAATCAGAGCCTGAGTAAGATCTATCTCTTCCTCAGATCCATCGAGACCAAGTTGGGCAGTGAAGAGTCGATCCATCTCTCCCTCGTCATTGTCTGGGTCAAGGATGTCGGCATGGGCATTGACCCGACCAACAAGGTCAGTACAGCGGTCCACCGCCATATGCTGAAGGGTATAGAGGAGATCGTCATAGTCATCACTGTTGGGGGTTGGAAAGGGCATGGCGTTGTGCTTTGTTAAAGGTGTTGATAGCAAGGAGCTGAGCTAGTTGTTTCTTCCCAAGATAAGAATACTGGGAAAGCCTGTTCCTTTTGGCTAGTTTGCGTAGCTGACGCCATGTAAGAATGTCCTCAAGATGATGAGCCAGTTGATCAATGGTGAAAGTCATCTCTTGTTGGTTTTGCGTGGTGGTTTAAGACCAAGGCAATGTTCAAGGTGTGCTTCTTGAATCATTCTCTTAACAGCAACCACGTTGGGATTGTTGGTCATGGCTGCTGCTCGAAATACCTCAACGATAAAGGTACGCTCTGACATTGTTAGGCTCGTTGTACCGTTAGCCTCAATCTTGATAAGAAGATCCTCAACTGTAATCATTTGTCCAAGTACTTCATGGGAAGGTTGTAACGTTTGCTTGGTTTGAGAAGTTCCTTTGCCTTTCTTACCTTTTCAATTTCCTCCCTTGTCACGACTGGTGGGTTGTTGAGAACAGCGATCCAGGGATTCATTGTGGAGTTTCAGAAGGGCGATCTCAAATTCAAGGAGTTGGATAAGACCATAAAAGAAGCCTGCCTTGTAGGCGTAGCTCTGGTCTTGGTCTTTGTAAAGCTCCTCAGCCTCCCTTAGCAGGGCCTCTACGCTCTTTGGCGTGGATTCAGGCTGTGGGAAGTGGTAGCGGGCCTCATCGGCATCCTTCCAGACTGTCATGGCTGGGGTTGGGTTGACATTTACATTATAGCGATAAAAAAAGCCCCGTCAACTAGGGGACGGAGCTTCAGCCGTGCGGCTTGTGAATTTCTTAAGGGTTTGATTTTGGCAAAAAAAGAGAGAGAGCCGAAGCCCCCTCAAAGATTGATTTGACACAGTCCATCAGGCTCAGAAAAGGCTTCAACCCGTAGCAGCTGTTCATTGGGCATGACACGGTGCATTGCTAGCGTGATAGCTTGCTCAAGGTCATCGGCAAGGATGATCATTTCCTCTTTGATCAGCCATCCACCGCGTCCGCGACGGTGGCCATAGTATGCGGAGAATTGACGCTTTTCCATTAGTTGGCTTGCTCCTTTTGATAGTTGGCTTGGAATTGCTCACGGTAGCGATCCTTTTCAAGAATCACGTTGTCTTTGCGCTCTTCTACGGCATCCATTGTTGCTTTGATGTTAGCAACCTCGACACACTTGGCGACCATTAACTCATGACACAGTTCCTGGCCTCGATGATGTTTCATATACCATGATTCACCATCAATGCCTGTTATATTTTCTAAGGTCTCATCTTCCTCGGCACTAGTTTCCTCACCCCATTGTGATTTAAGGCTAAGATCTTCTAAGGTATCAAGACAGCCAATGTCCCGAATCAATGCTCTAGTTTTGTTTCGTAGTTTGCCTATGTCATTGTGACATTGTTGGAGATCTTCTAACAAAGCTTTGTAAACCTTGTCAGCTTCCATAGCTTCATACCAAGTAGTCATTTGATTAGTACCCAAGAAGACGACGGTAGGTAACCCAGGTGACAGCCTGAACCTCAGCAGGTGTCAGACGCTCACCACATACAGACACAGAATCTTTGCTGGTGTTTACATAGGCTCGGGTGATAGTTTGATAAAGCGCAGCACTGATAGATGGTGTCTTTGTTGTTGGCACTCTATGGCCTAGCCAAATAGCGTAGGCATGGCCATCGACACACACAGTATCCTCAAAGCCCAGAATGCACCTGAAAAAGGCTGTGACTTTGCGGCCATTCAGGATCTCTTCTATGGCCTCGCTGTCTGGCGATTCCATGGCAAGGATCTTGGCTGCCTTTTCTTTGTTCTTGTTAAAGGTGCAAACTTTAACCGTGGTAGGGTCTGCCCCTAGCCAGTGTGCTTTGATCATAGCCTCAGCATCATTGCAATTCCGTTCCCATTTGTTATTAGGACTCAGGGCAGCAATGACACCGCAGACCTGTTCAATGGTCACACCATCGTAGACAGTGGTAAGACGAAGGGCAAGGTCTTTGGCTCGCTGATACCAGTGCTTGCCTTGTTCAATGTCTGACTCAGTGGCCAGCATGAGCATGGCTTTGATGTAGCGAGTGGCTGCTACGGGTTTGCGCTTTGTCATGATTCAGACAGGGTTAGTCCAAGTGTCACGTTGTTTTTGTGTGATCAGCTTATCTTCACAGAGCATGTCCACGAAGTTAAGCCAGGCTTCACGTTGCATGATCTTGTCACCACGGTACATGTTACCAATGGTCTCGCGGAACTCAGCAACGGCTTGTGATTTTGTCATGTTGGTTCAAAGATAAAGACGAAGGATGAGCGCACCGATACCAGCACACAGCAGCAGTAACGACACAGAAGGAATGCTGACCGATGCAGCAGTCACAAAGGTCAGGATGGCAAAGAACATCAGCATGGCTTCAGTAGAGTTGCGAGGGTTCAATACAAAAGCCGTCACCATCGACACAGCGATAGCCAAGGCCTGCAATGGTCTCAATAGCGCCAGGCAGTAGCGTTTTGGACTGTGTGAGCTGACAAAGCAGCTTGGCTTCTTGGCTCACGGGATAGGCACGAGTGCGACCGTAGGCCGACTCAAGCTTGAAAGCGATTGTGATCATGAGCAGGGATTCAGCGGTGTGAATGTGGGTTGAGCCTATCAGGCCCAGTTGGCGGCTGTCAAGCGTTAGGCCTGAGAGTCTGGCGGATGCTCGGTTGGCCTGACTTCGCGTCGGCGCCGTTTGATCCGTTGCAAGCAACCTAGCCCCTGACCCTGCCCAAGGTCAACCCCCTAATCGATAACCGTTGCTTATATCATTGATAAGTAGGGCTAATGACACAGATTTTTTATAAAACAAGAACACGCGTACCAGCGCGCGCCCGCCTGCCCGCGCCCACACGCGCCATCGCCCGCACACACGCGCACACGCGGGGGCACGCGCGTTACCTGTTGCGCCCTACCCCATTGGGGGGTGCTGCGGCCCGACTTACTAGCGTAAGGACTTCGCATTTTTGTGTCGAAATTTATGACCCTTGCGTAAGGCGCTGGAAAGGCCCTCCGAGGAGCCTTAGGTGTACTCACACCTGAGGGGAGTCGGAGGGGTCTTCCTGGGCCTTCCAGGGGCCGCTAAGACGCATCTCATCAAAGAAGTCCTTACCAGTCTCGGAATACACCGGAGGAACGACACCTGATGGACCAACATCAAGACCCTTGAGTGCTTCAAATACTGCTTGGGTCGTTTTGATGTTGAGATACTGCTCTTCCAAAGACACAAGAAAACCCAACCAAAGAAACCGAAGCCACTTTGGAAGGGTCTTGCTGAGTTTATAGAGTTCTTTAAAACTGGTCGTTCTTAGTGATGGGTACATCAGCTTTTGGATACGGAGGCACCGGTCTACGGTAAAGACGATTCATAGCCTCTTCATAGAAGATCGAATCTGTCTTACCAGAAGCTTCAAGAGATGTCTTGACATCAAGCCACTTCTTGTACTCCGCATAGGTCATGTTGTCGTCCATTCAAGAGCCCTTGCAATGATGGGTAGTTGTTGACAAAAGATTTGTTTTGCTTGTTCTGCGATCTTTCGATGCTCTAGCTGAGTACCATCGGTCGTACGCAGTTGAATGTAGTGGATCCACGAACGAACAGTCCCGTTCATGTATAGCCGTGTTGGGGAAGACAACGGAAGAACCTCTCGGGCACATTCCTTAGCAACACCCTTACTCAGCATTTCTTCATAGAGATCTTCTGCTTCGGCGTAATGAGCAGCTATCCGGCGATAGAACAGCTGTGTCCTTTCTTGAGAAAGATCATCAAACGAGTTCTGTCGGTTCTTAGTGTCCTGTCTTCTTAGGTGAGGAAGATCAATACCCCCAAGATCAGAGACCCTTGCATACCGTTGGGAAAACTCCTGAAAGGAAAACGAACGGTGACGAAGAATCTGTGGACTAATAGAACGCGTGGTGTTTATCTCAAGAATCATATTAGCCATCTCAAAGATAGACCAATGACCGTGTTTAATACAATAACCAAGAAGCTTATCCACTGTCTGGTGGTTCTCTTGATTCTGAGGATTAGAAACCCTAGCACAGTAAGCAATGATTTCTTCTGCGTCTTGGTTAATAGAAACAAGACGAACAAGCTGAGACATGAAGTGATGAATGGTGGAAGGTGGTAATTAAATAGACATTAATAGACATAATAGAAACAACAGTAATAGTTATTCTATAGTCTGCTTTTGTTTATGTCTATTGGGTCTGTGACAAACGGAATCCACCCTTCGGGTGTCTTCCTGATTTTGTCTTGGATTTCTATTGTGTCGTCAAAAGCTAACGCTCCGGGGCTTCGCCCCTACGCTAACTATATTCTGTGTCGTCCCAAACTCCCCCCTTTATCCCCCCTCTTCCCCTACCGCTCAAGGATCGGCTCGCGCAGAGTCGTTTACAAAATTTGGTCTTTAATTGTGCTTGTTGTTTGGGGAGATACTGGGGAAAGCGGGTCGTTTTGTGGGCGGGGGTCGGGAGGTGACGATTTTGGGTTCTGTCACCCCCCTAATTACCGCTGTTCCACACCGAGAGACACCACTCTCCCGGTCCTACGGAGCACCTTTTTCTAAATCCAGTTGTGGACTGCGTTTTCACCCAAACCCACTCCTTCAAAGTTTTGGCCGGTGACAAGGCGATCTGTGGCCTCCTGAGGGTGGTTAATAAAGGCGGTCATCATCTGGTTCCATTCCTCTCTTCGCGCTTGAACCAGTGCGTCTTTTGCGGAAATGGCAAGGATGTCTTGGAAGTACTTAATACCAAGAGCAAGGGCGTCTACGCGGTCATCGTGCTTTACTGCGCCCTTTTCCCGACACATACGGGTAAGCTGGTACATCAGCATTCTTGGAAGCCGTTCTTCTGGGGCAAGGTCAGGGTTACTGCGGTAATCCCACTCAATAAGCCGTTGGTCAAGAACAAGGCGATGCTGGTTAAGGACGGGTTCCAGTGTGTCGATGATTCTGTCTTCCTTTCGGGTGGTTGCTCGGACTTCTTCAAAGTCAATACCAACCTTCATCTCAATGGCGTGTCGCTTCATCAGCTCCATGACAGCACCATCACCAAAGTTAGATTCAATAACGCAAAGACTTGCTTTGTATTTCTTTGCTCGTCTTAGGATCTCACAAAGGGTTGAATCAGAATATCCGTCTTGATTAGCAAAAATGTCTCTTACAAAGAGGTATCCGTTGATTTGCGAGATGACAACCGCAACCGTCTCATCCTTACCTCTGCCGCTGGGGTCCACACTAACAATAGTCTGCCCGTATGGGACAAATTCCGAAACAGTCTTAGGCCGGTGCCATCTATCCCCAGGGAGAGCGACAGCAGGAAGGTCAAGCTGAGTTTCTTTATCGGAGCCCCACACCAAGTCACTAGGACCCTTTTCCAGGTCAAGTGGTAATACTGAAAAGTCGCTGAGCTTAAGAGGAAATTTAAGGGCGTCCGACAGGCTCGTATCCAGCATGAACTGGAGCATGAAGTTACTCCGGGACATACTGGTTTCCCTTTCCAGTAGGTTAATCTCGGAGAAGCGTGTGTCGGTTGGTCTCCAAGAAAGTGCTTCGTGTCCGTCTCTTTCAATATCTTTTGCCAGCTGTGGTGCTAGTACCTCGTCATACCCGGTAAGGTCTTTTGGGTATCGTGCGGGCCAGACAAAAGGTCGATAGTTCCGTTCTCGTAGTGTGCGGTAAATAGTAAAGGTTGTTTGTGGTGTGCCGAGAAACACGATACGAGAATCTTTCTTTGGTGTAAGAACGGACTCGCCTTCAGTGACCAGTTGAAGCAACTTTTCACGCATGAGGTCGGTAGCAGAGTTAGCGGGAACCTCAACGTCGTCGAATACGATAAGGTCGGCTCGACTACCAGTGATTTGCCCGGTGATGCCAACACTTTTAACTGACGGAGCTTGTGCGGGTTTACAACCGGCAACATCAAACGAAACACGGGACCACCGTTGATCATCGTCCATAGGGCGTAGATGAGCCAACCAGTCGAACTCCAAAATGCATTTCTGGCAGAAGATAGTAAAGTCATCAGCTCTTTGTTTAGACGCAGAAATAACAAGGATCTTCTTATCACGGTCGATCCATAGCGTCCACAAAACAAAGGCAGCAGCGATCCAGGATTTACCGAGTCCTCGGAAGGCTTGGATCTGTAGTCGTTTTGGTCCACCTTGAAGATACTGAGCAATGGCTATTTGTGCTCTTGTTGGAGGAGGCAGGTCTAGCGACTTCCATACAAGAGAAAGAAAAAGAGGAAAGGAATCCGTAAGTCTTTGTTCTACGGTCCTAGAAGGGGCTTCTAATGCGGTCATAAGGGAAACATACGGAAAAAGGGGTGGAGGCCCATTAGAGAGCCTCCTAGATGCCACTCAGCGCGTCTTACGTTTCTTTCTCTTTCGAGCAGAAGAAAGGGAAGCAGCAACAGCTTGTTTTTGTGGGTAACCTTCCTTCATCATTTTGCGGATGTTTTGGGCTACCGTTTTACGAGAGCTGCCTTTTTTCAGGGGCATGATTACTTCATCTCCGTGGTATATTTTTTACCACGCCAGGTAAAGGTCTTAGCACCAGACTTCCGAGCAGTACGGAAGGCATCGTTAAAGGACTTCTTATTGAAGGAGCTTTGAGTTGTCTTAGGCGCAGCGGGGCCTTGCTTTTGAGGCATGGCTTTAGCGCCATACTTCTTTTTAGCTTCCTCAAGGGTGCCCTTAGCGGTGTTGTCGGCCTTAATACCCTCATAGAAAAGAGCACCACGACCAGCTAGTTTGCTAGCACCGCCAAGCAGACGCTTAGCTCCAGACACTGCAAGTTTGCGAGCCATGCGGCCAGATGCAGCCTTAGCTCCACGACGAGCAACAGCCTTCCTTACTTCTGCCTTACCGCGAGCCTGAGCGGCGCGGACTTGCCCGGAATCACCAGGAACACGCAGCTTCTTAGCGCCCTCTTTGATACTGGGCTTGGCGGCTTTAGCCAGTTCGGACTTGCGAACAAGGGGACGACCGGAAGCAGCCTTACGCTTTTGAGCGGCCTTACGGACCAGCTTTTGCATCGTAGGCTTCTTAAGGTTGGTCATGCCGCCCCGAGCCTTTTGCTGGCTAGCAGCACGCTTAGCCCGTTGAGCTGCCAGCTTTTGACGCTGGCTGGTTAGCATTGATGGTTTCTTTTTAGGAGCCATTTATCTTAGCCCCCTTCTTAGCGAGAAGCCTTACCGAAACCAGTGCTATCAACAGCACCAGCGGTATAAACAGCAGCGTTAATCAGAGCAATCAGCTCAGCCACGGTATACGAGGCGTTGGGGGTGTTAACAGTAGTATCGCTACGATGGGTGTAGCTTTCAACAGCAGAGGGGGTATTGGTGAAGTTACCGTAAGCGGATCCACCAGCAGGATTAGTAGCCATTTTTCAAAAACAAATAAAGTGTTATTAAGTGGTAGTCCAGGAAAGGACTTTGGAAAAATTGTCAAGAGAAAAAGTGTCTTGACCGACCCACCAGCTAAGCCAGTGGGAGGAGCCTTTACTTTGATTACACGAAAGGCAAGCACATACAACGTTGTTGGTGGTGTCGTGACCTCCTTTAGCTTTTGGGTGAATGTGATCAAGAGTCAGGTTGTCGTCAGCTCCGCAATAAACACACCGGTTACCCCAGTGTTCTTTAATCGCTGCTCGCCACATTCGTTTTGCATCAGAGGAGGTCATGGCCTTAAGGTGAAAAAGGTAGGCAGAAGGGTCTTTGAGAGGCATTGGTGCCTACTGCGGTGGTTTACTTCTTCTTTTTCTTAGGAAAGCCTGCTTTCATATTGGCGTAGGCTTTCGGCGTGATGGTGGAGTTCTTTTTAGAGCGAGAAGTACCAGCCTTCTTACGCTTATTCATGTTGGCGTAAAGGCCAGGGGGTTTAGCATTACCCTTGTTCATTTTTTAGTACTCTTGCCGTTGTGACCGTTTCGTGCGCGGTTCTTAGAGCGTGACTCAAGAACCATTTTCCCCTTGCGCGTGTGGGAAAGGTCGGGGCCTCCCTTCCCAGCGATTCCACGCCGTCTACGCTCAGACCAACGCTCTTCCGAAGCCTTTTTCACGGTAGGCTTCTTGTTTAGTTTGCGTTGATACGCTGCCTTTTTACGGGCTGCTTCTGGGTTCTTGGCGTAGTACTTAGCTGATTTACGCATCAGAAAATGACCTGCTCAACGTCTTCGATTTCGATCTCAGGCAACGTAGCAAACAGCTCCGCAAGAGGCGAACCGGAAACAGGCAGACCAGTAATGTTATTTTTTGCAAGCCAATCAGCAGCCGCCTTAATATCTTGGGTGGTGGCTACGCCTGACTTGATTCGTTGGATAAGTTCAATAGTAACAAGCCCGTGAAGCTCGTTAAACATATCCTCGGATGCTCGTTGTTTAGTCATGGCTTCTCATAAGGATACGATCTAGCTTTTCATCAAGGCGATTCATGCCCGCATCAATCTTTGTAAGGGCGCGTTCAAAGTCAGCCTTAGCAACGTAGTTACTAACAATCTTAACTTCAAAGTTATCAATACGGTTGTCTATAGCATTGATGCGCTCATGGACGCGATTGATTCGGGAATGAATGCGATTGACAAAAGCAGCAATACCGGTGGCAACTGCAACTGTTGCTGAGACGACAATCTCAGTCATGGTTACGGAACCCAGATGGGCTCAGTAGCAGTCAATTCAATAGCAGCGCGATGCCACATACCATTAGCATCATCAATGTCCACCCCATAAAAAGCAGGGCGGTCGTTGGCAGGAGTACCGGGGTCTACAATAGCTGGATAAAGGCGACCCTCTCCACAAAACTCAAATTCGGTTTCGTTACCGGCGTGTTGCCAAAGAAGGCGGCGATGCTCAATACCTTGGGCGTCAGTAAAGCCCTCAGAAAAATCATCGTAAGCAAAAGCGGAAATGTCAGGAAACTCACCGCCGTGGTAAGGTTTGTGTGCCATTAGTCGTACTGATTCATCAGGTTAATTAGTTTTTGTGGGTACAGCGGATCGGTAGCATAGCCTTCTTTCTTAAGAAGATAGGCGCAATCTTCCCGCGACTCAGCACGGTTAACACCTTTATATCCTTTGTAATCCTTGTACCACTGCCGAACAAGGTGTTCTACGCAGTCGTAGGGGGTTGCAAAGTCCTTAAAGGTGGCTTTAATGGTCACTGGACCGTTTCCATAGTCCTCCCAAGTGGTCTTAAGAGTGCCAGGAGTTCCTTTGATACCAAAGAAGTTGTTCTTTCCCGACAATGCGGTGCCAAAAGCACTCTCAAGAGCCCAT